TTGGATAGAGACGGTTCTGATAATACAGTTACTTATACAGGTGCAGGCGTAAACGCATCAGCAGGTGGATATTTTTATTTAGACCATACAGGCGGTTCAAGAACATTCAACATACAACAATTGAGTACCCAAGATAATGACTGGCTTAAAATTATATCGGTTGGCGGTAACGCTAGTTCTACTGTTTGCGTTATTCAAAACGACCAAGGTACTAGCACAGGCTGCTGATATTGGAGACATATCTGAGCTAAACGGTTCGGCACAAATAGTCAGAGACAAATCCCTAAATGCCAAATTAAAACTTGGCATACAAAGTAACGATGAAGCTATAACTAAAGATGGCCGTATGGCTATTACCTTCTTAGATAATTCTGTAGTAAAACTAACTGAACACTCACAATTATTAATAGATGAATATATCTATGATCCAAATCCAAGCAAATCTAAAATGGCTATTACTTTTGGTTTAGGTACAGCACGTTTTATCACTGGTAATTTAAACCGCATAGATAAACAAAACATACAATTAAAAACCCCAACTGCAAATATTGCCATAAGAGGCACAGACTTTACAGCTACAGTAGATGAATTAGGACGCAGTTTAATAATACTTTTACCAAATAAAGATGGTTTATCTAGTGGAGAGATAGAAGTAGTTACTGCTATGGGTACTGTTTTATTAAATAAACCTTATGAAGCTACCACAGTTAGTGTGTTTGAATCTGTACCAACCAAGCCAGTTATATTAGATTTAACATTAGATCTTATAGACAATATGCTTATTGTTACGCCACCAAAACAAGAAACTATCATAGAAGAAGAAGTTACAAATACACAGGCTGATAGTGTATTGGATTTTAATGATTTAGATATAGATTATTTAGCTGATGATTATTTAAAAGAAGATAACTTAGAATTTACAGAGCTTGATATTAATTATCTTGATGTAAACTTTTTGGAAGATTTGCTTAATGTCCTAGACGCATTAGCTATAGCGGAAGAAGAAGATGTATTAGCACAAGCTACAAGCACACAGATAAGCGGAACTGCTATCGGTAAAGATCCAGATACACAAATCACAACTTTAATAACAGGAAATGTTGTTAGTCTGCGAAGACAAATAAATGAAAGTGTTAGAGTGGATTTGAATGGTAGTGATTCCTATACTGTTATCTTAATACAAGACGGTATTTCAAATGTTATAAAAATAAATGGAGGTAGTGATAGTGTAATTAATATTACACAAAGTGATTAATGAAACGAATACTATTCATCATACTTATAATACTAGTGTTGCCTTTGTTATATCAGTCAACACCGACAGAAATATTAAAGTTAAAAGTATTTGACTATCTAGTACCAGAGCAACAACCATCTGGTTACTTTACTATTTTAAATATTACAGAAGAAGATATAGCTAACGAAGGCGGTTGGCCGTTACCAAGAAAAAGACTAGGAGAAATACACACAGAGATAATGGCTAAAGGCGCAATAGGTGTTGGTTACGTTATAGGTTTTCCACAACCAGACCGCATGGGTGGTGATGCTTACTTTGCAGAATCATTAAAGTATGGCACTTCTGTTTTAGCAATGTTTGAGAATCCTAATGGTAATTATCCACCAACTACAGGAACTGTCATACTTGGTGATGATGTAGGTGGGATGACTACAAATGGTGTTATACAAAACATAAAGTTATTAACAACTTATGCACAGGAAGGGATTGCAACTGCGCCTACTGATGTAGATAACTTGGTAAGAAGAATACCGTTATTGTTAAAAACACCAGATGGTTATGTGCCTGCATTTGGCACAGAGGTATTGAAAGCATTGGTTGGTGCTGATACTTATATTATAAAAACAAATGATCTTGGTATAGAACAAATACGCGTCAAAGGATTGCCACCAGTTGCTACCGACAGTTTAGGTCGTAAGTGGATTAGCTGGGTAGACACACCGCAAACCAATTTACAAGAAATGGATGTTGCTGGTAAGTTTGTATTTGTCGGCGTAACTGCTCCAGGCATCATGCCACAAATTGCAACTCCGACTGGATTATTAGAACCACACAAAATTCAAGCAGCATTATCTGAGTCAATCTTGATAGAAAACTCGCCAAGGATTCCAAACTGGCATTTATCAGCCGAAATTTTGATTTTGCTAATTTTCGTGTCGTTGACGTGGCTTGTAATTAATTATCTCAGTATAGTTAAGGGCATAAGTCTCGCTATAATTTTCCTGTTCACCACGGGCTTCTTAGGAGCTTTTAGCGTTCAGAAAGGTATTTTGTTGGATTTTTCATGGACTTTTATCTCTCAGATACTAGTTTCTACAGTTGCTTTGTATTTAAGCTACAAAAAACAATATAAATTACGTCAACAGATAAAAAAACAATTTGAACATTACTTAGATCCAAGACAAGTTAAACAATTGCAAGACAATCCAAGCTTATTAAAACTTGGTGGCGAAAAAAAATACTGCACATTTTTATTTACAGATGTTAGAGGATTTACATCTTTGTCAGAAAAGTTAGAACCAGAAGAAGTTACCAAGATTATGAACAAGGCTTTAACCATTCAAGCAGATGCAGTTAAGTTTTATGATGGCATGGTAGATAAATATATTGGTGATGCAATGATGGCAATTTTTAATGCACCTATAGATATACCCGATCACGAACAGGCAGCTGTTCTTTGTGCAAAAGAAATACAAGACAAAATTAAAATGGCTGATCTTGGTATTGAAATAGGCATAGGTATAAATACTGGAACTGCTGTTATTGGTAATATGGGTAGCGATACTAGGTTTGATTATTCTGCTATTGGTGATTGCGTAAATACAGCTGCAAGATTAGAGTCAGCAACCAAAGAGGTGGGTGTAGATATATTGATTGGCGAATCTACTGCAAATAAATTGCAAATTGAGTTAAAATTGTTAAAACCAATAAAAGTTAAAGGAAAAGAAAAACCTTTAGTTATTTATACAATATAGGAATAATTATGCCAAAAGGAAAAGGAACATACGGATCTAAAGTAGGTAGACCACCTAAAAAGAAAAAAGTAAAAAAAACTAAAAAGTGAAACCATCATCTGCAAAAGCCAAAGGGAGAGCTTTGCAACAATGGGTGGTAGATAAACTTGTTGAACTACTAGGATTTGATCCAGAAGATTTAGAATCAAGACCAATGGGTTCTAATGGTGAAGATATCATCATGGGCGTACAATCACGCAAACAATTTCCATATTCAGTAGAGTGTAAAAACCAAGAAGCTGTGAATGTGTGGAAAGCTTATGAACAATCACAAGAAAATTGTAAAGATTACGAACCTTTGGTTATAATTAAAAGAAACAGAACAAAACCATTGGCATTGGTAGATGCTGAGTATTTTTTAAAACTACATAAAAAAGATGATTGATAAACTAATAGGACCAGTAGGTGACATTGTTAGCAAGCTAGTGCCAGATAAAGACTTACAAGCAAAACTAAACCATGAACTTAAAACAGAATTACATAAAGCGAATATGGCGCAGATTGAAATCAACAAGATTGAAGCTGGACATAAATCCTTATTTGTTGCGGGATGGAGGCCATTTGTGGGGTGGACTTGCGGTATTGCTATGTTATATCACTTTTTATTACAGCCTATTATTATATTTGGACTATCAGCAGCAGGACTATCATTTGACTTACCAACTTTTGACATGGGTTCGTTAATGACTGTATTAATGGGTATGCTAGGTCTTGGCGGACTTAGAACATTTGAAAAAACTAAAGGAGTTACAAAATGAGTTGGAAAAACTTTGTACTAGAAGAATTTGCTTGTAAGCATTGCGGTGAAAACAAAATAGAGCATGAACTTGTTGATAAACTACAAGAACTAAGAACAGAGCTAGGATTTCCATTTAAAATAACATCTGGTTATAGATGTGCAGACCATCCTGTAGAAATTAAAAAATCAAAGCCTGGTACACATGCTTTAGGTTTAGCAGCTGACATAGGCGTTAGAGGCAAACAAGCATTAGAAATAATATCTAAAGCTAGAGACTTTGGATTTACTGGTATTGGTGTAAACCAAAAAGGTGGTGCAAGATTTATACATCTTGATATATCTAAAGATTCACAGGGTAGACCTAGACCACATATTTGGAGTTATTGATGGATCCATTAACGTATTGGAATATTATTATCACTTTAGTAATTGCTCCAATCATTCATGGGATTAGAACTAACGCGACAGAATTAAAAAGAGTTGATATACTACTCAATAAGACTCGCGAAGAAGTTGCAAAAGATTATGTAACTAAAGTTGAACTAACAATTAGTATAGATAGAGTTATAGATCGTTTAGATAAGCTAGACGAAAAAATGGATAAATTAATTACAGGTTAATATGAGCAAAGGTGCTTTTCAAACAAGACTAGGTCAAATGGGAGAGATCCCTAACTTTCAACAAACTCCTCCAATGGCATATACTGGTAATTACTTTATGCCACCAAAGCCAAACTATTTACCAATAGAAAAACAGGCTATGGCTAGAGTACAACAACCCATGTCTATACAGCAGCCTATTGCAAACATTATGGCAGAAGGCAGTATGCAACAGCCAATGGCTCAACAACCCTCGTTCCAACAGCAAGTGCCTTCATTGTTAAGTCCACCAGAAATACCAAGACAGCCGATACAAACACAACCACAGTCTTTATTACAAACACCTGGTATTGGTATAGAGAAGCCAACGCAATATGATAGGGCATCTTCAAGAATATCTTTACCACCAATTAACTCATATAG